TCAGGCGCAGTTTTACCGTCACAGGTAATTCTCCAGACGAAGACCCAGAACACCGGCAATCTCTTCCAGCACCTTGCGCTCTTCCGGCTCAATTTCGCCGTCTGCCTCCGCAATGGCCACCGCCACATCCAGCACATCTTCCGCTTCACGCGTATCGTGTTTCACATCCTCGATCTCACGTAACGCCGCACGACGACCAGTTTTAAAGTTCGTATCCAGCTGACCGATAATGGTTGCGCTAATCGCATTAATTTCTGACGTAAACGCGTACAGCGCAGGCTGATTACGCAGTACCTGTTCGATCTTCGCTTTCTAGGAAGCCTCACATTCACCATCTGCACAGGCCACCAGGTATGCGGCGTTAATCACCGCCTGTGCCAGATCGCGTTTCTCAAACTTTCCTTTTTCCGGTTAACGTGACACACCAATAACTCTTGTCGAAAAAGCCAGCAAGCTGAAAGACCGGTATTCACAACCACCAGCGCGTTTACTGTACTGGCGTGATTTCAGTCATAAAAAAACCCGCCTGGCGACGGGTGTAAAAAATCTTCTAACGTCAGGCATAAAACGCCCATCGTTAGGGCAAATTTACCACAGATTCGGGAAAAATCAACAAAGCTATCTGGTCACCTTTTTCAGTTGTTGTTCTGCCCATGCTTCTTCAATATCAAACTGCACCACCAGCGTATCGTAAAAACGTTTAACTGTTTTTTTCCATGTATCAAGAGATATGGCATCGGTTACATTACATATGGCATTAAATGCCTCCGTTGAAGGTAATCTTTCATAGCCACGACCACCACAACGCTGGCAGTCTCTGATAACAGGCATACCACGTTTTACCGACTCTTCACGATGAATGGCAACACCGCGCCCACGACAATCTTTACAGGCGGTGGAAACCTCCCCCTTCCCTCCACACTCCGGACAGGCAACTTTTACCACCTCCCTGACTTTTTTCCATTCCTCCCAGTAAGACGGATACACGCCTTTTGTACACTTTGCCCATACTGGCGGCTTACCATCCGGATACTGAATCTTGTTTGTAAAAATCTCGCTTTCAATAAATTTTTTTCCGTGACAGCATGGGCACTGTTTTTTGCTCGCCGCGCTCCGGGCATAATCCTCAAACGCATACGAAGCCATAATGCGCATCACTACCGGTTTTATTTCTGCCGGAAGTTTTCTTAACGCTGCCACGCGATCACACCGACTGAGAGCGTATTCTGCCAGCAGTTCTGTTGCCCGCTCCCTGTCATTCATACTGATGCCCATTTTCCCAAGGAACGCAGAAAACCCCATCTCAGCCCGATTCTGTGTCATGCCCTGCGCTGCCATCACATCAGTGATACTCAGCGCATCTTTTGACGTTGAGGCCGATGCATCCGTCAGACCCGGTGATTTTGGGGAATAGTATTTTGGTAAATCTTCCAGTTTCATTCTTTTGCCTGCCAGCCATGCGTTATTTCGTAAATTTTCACACCAAGCCGTCCGCCTGGAACAGGCAGACCGCGCACAATATTAATTTCATCAAACTGCTCGTCGTCGATAAGTAGTCCTGCATGCGTCAGCGCATCCAGTAGCGCTTTCAGAATGTTGTCCAGGTCACGACGGCGCTTATCCGGTGGCTCTGCAATAATTTTTATTGTCAGCCTTCCGGGCAGGCTTAATTTCAACCGCTGCTGGCGAACAATAAGCGCTACTGCCCGTCGATAGCGCTTTCCCTCCTCAGATATAAAATATGTGCTGCCACGGCGTCGCCAGTAAGTGTTCACCGTCGGCGGGTAAGGTAAAACCAAATCTATGAGCATCAGTCACCTCTTTTACCCGAGCACGCCAGTCGCAAAGGCGTGATCAAGAAAACGAAAAATTAACTCAACCTGGGACCCGTACTTTTTCTCAAACTCCAGCGGGTCAGCATGAAGTTCGTTGTGGTGCTCCCGGCACAACGGTAGCGTGAAAATATCGTGGGATTTTGTCCCCATTCCGCCCTGACCATGACCAATCAGGTGATGCGGATCGTCGGCTGGCTTACCACAACACACGCACGGCTGTGTCTTTACCCAGCGCGTGTATTTCTCATTTACCCAACGGCGACGTTTAGGCCGCTTCATGAACGATTCAGGAGACTCCGGATCAACGGCTATACTGACCACCGCTTTTTTCTGTGGTGGATTTTGTTGCTGGTGGACGTGAAGTGGCAGCGCAATATTTTTTGTGCGCTGCTTCAGTATGCTGGTGGCGGTCTGCGCTCCCGGAATGATGTCACTCTCACGATATACGGAGCGGATTTTTTCCACCGGTAATCCCAGCGAACGACGCAATACAGGCTCAGGAAGCGCATCAGCCACCTGATTGCAGACCGCCCACCAGGATAATTCAGCCAGCGATAATTCACGTTCCTGTGCGCCATTCATTGCATGCCGAATGACGTCAATCATCCAGGCAACCAGATTCTGTTGAGCAAGTTGCTCCAGTGAATCAGATGTCTGCTCCCGCAGGTGGTTGTCGCAGTGCCAGCACAACACCATCGCGCCGGTACCGTAACGGTGAATGACGGTTTCGCTGTGATGATAATCGCCGTGTGGCCACTGGCAGGATTTCACGTGACGTAATAACCAGTCAGACAGTACACCAGCGCCACCCGCAGCACGGATCACCCGCTCATCGCTGAAAAATGGCAGTAATGATTTATCTTCCGCCAGCGGCTGGCGAACGGCAGGTACACCCCCAGACGGCAGAGCACGCATGCTTTTCGGTTCCGGCTCCACCAGCACCCTGCCGCAATGAAAAACAGGCAGTGATTCGCGTCCGGGCTTAAGGACCACCAGGCCAAGTTCCGGCACCAGAACAGGTCGAAGTAATACCCGCACGTTACCTCCAGATACGTTGCTGGAATGTGCGGGACGGACGCGGTGGATGTTCGGAATAAGGGAGCCTGACAGAGATTATCCAGTGACGATAATCGAGGCTGATGGCTTTCTTAACCTCGTATCCGCGCCTGCGGTAACACTGAATCAGCCATTCGGCCTGTTCTTCAGTGCATGGGGGATGCTGGTACCAGTCGGTTTTAAATACGTGCGAATGCCGCCCCCGCTTAATGGCCGGGACGGCTTCAGAATTGTGGGATTTTATACGTTGCGCCATCGGGTTCTCCGGTGACACAGCAGGTGCCAGTTGTTCAGGCTGGCGTGCGAATTGTAAACCAGAATGTCAAGAAAAAACAAAACCCGCAGAAGCGGGTTAAGTGCGGGTGCGTTGAGGATGCCTGACACATCAGAGGTGGCGAGGGATTTCTCCCTCGCCGGGTCTCTTACTTCTCAGATTCGTAAGCTGTGAAGACAGCGACCTCCGTCTGGCCGGTTCGGATTCGTACCTCGCAGAGGTCTTTCCTCGTTACCAGTACCGTTACAACGACGGTAATACAGATGACGATCAGGGCGATTAGCATCGCCTTTTGCTGCTTCATAGCCTGCTGCTCCTTGCCTTTCGGCGCGTAAGAGGCTAATCTAAGTGTGCAAGTCATAGATATGGCCTCAGATTAATGTTAAGCGTCCTGCAAGACGCATAATGTTAACTGGGGCTTTTCTCTGTCTGCCTTACGTCGGCATGCCCGAGGCAGACAGCCTCAAGCACCCGCAGCAATTCTACTTAACTCTCGCTTTACCGCAAACCGTTTTACCCGATATGGGAATGCCCATATCGCAATGAATTCAGTTTCACATCCGATCCATCAAAAACACAACCAGGCAGTAAACGCCCACAACAGAAATAACGGCCAGCGCGCCTTCCATTGCCAGTGAAATATCATCCGACATATTCCCTCCTTTGGTGTTAATCCCGGCGAACGTTTTTACCCCCACCGACAAATAACATATACTAAAAAAGCGATAGCCATAGCAACGCCTGTAATTGCAAATGCTTCAGGCCAGTTCATTGGCGCACCTTCTGCGGCGGTTCAGGTAGAAGCATCCGATTGATTACATCGCATTCAGGGATGCTGATATCATCACCAAGCCATCCTTGACCTTCAGACCAGCATTGCACGTAATACCCGTATTCTGTGTTCACTACGCACCACTGCCCGTCATCCGGCATTCGCTCACTACAGCTTATCCAACCATCCGGAGTTACCGGATGGTTGGTTGACGTTTCCGAGATTTCCCGAAAATTATTGGTTGACGAACCCTTATGTTCCCGAAAGTTTCCAGCCTGAAGCATGGCGGCGCGGTGACACCAGATAATCCAGCCAAGCGCCATATCCCATGCCATGTATTCTCTATCGCCATTTTTTGCTCTGCGGCGATCTACAGATTCTCCGAAACGCTTCTCCATAAATAATTCATAGGCTGCTCGTTCATCCGATACTGCTGCCAGTGATGCCAGTGCAATCCGTGCCAGCTCTTCCGCTTCTTCTGCTGGAAGCACAACGTTGCTACCAGGTCCGTATGTTTCGCGCCACTGCTTGATTGTCAGTAGTCGCTCTTTGGTAATAGTGATCATGCCGCGTTTCCTTCTTTCTTATTAACAATTACACCGTCATATATTTCATTAAGGTGCCCTCTCAACTCCATGCGCCTTAATGCAGATAACATGTAATCGCATTCAACCTGCTTATTTCCGGTAAATGGCTTATCGTCAGGATTACCCCAACAGCAATTACCCTTGGGCCACCCATATACTTTCCGTACTCTTCCGTTAACAACGTGAAGTAATCCCCAGCCAGGTGGTAAATCCTCAATTGAAATAATTCCCGGCTCACTAATAAAGAATCGCCAGTCCCCCATGCCAAGAGAGGGATTTTTACGGAAACGCTTTTTTCTATCTGCCAACAAGTCAGCACGAGAACACTTCGCCTCTATCAGGCATGATGCTGAATTTCTGAATCCCATAGCATCTGGTTGTTCTCCAGTACTGGTTACAGCAACAAAGCGGTCATGAAAGCAAACCTTGAACCCGTTGCGCTTAAGGAACCTGTAGGCAATCTGACAGAGTTCGCGGTGTGTTAACGCCATCTCATTCTCCTTTGATGCGAATGTTTACAACCTGACAAGCCTCTTTGAGTACCCAGTCAACAGCATCTTTCCATGCACCTGTTTCGACTGGTGGATTCTCACGCTTTACCTGTTCATAAAAGCGCACGGCTTTAACTAGTCCTTCTGATGTCACCGGGGCTGGCGGGGCCGTGAATAACGCCTGAATTTCATAGTTCGGTCTGTCGTTACAATCTTCTTTTGTCTGGACATATTTCCAGTCACCAGCCCACTGCTTCCCCTGAAAGTCTGTAACGCCTTTTTTCACGTAGCGATATCGCCATGCCACTGGTTTTGCCTGCCCTGCCTTTTCATGCCCTTCCTGATAATTAATCTCGCTCATTCATCGCCCCACTCATCACAATATGCTTCGACCGGAGTTTTCCCTGCTTCATAATCATCACGCCATGCTTCAGCATCAGCGGCACTTCCACCGCGTAACTCTGCATAATCCATTAACAGTTCATGCCATTCTTCAAAACTGGCGTTATATTTAGTTGAACCAAAATCAGCCATTTTGTCCTTCCTCTTCGTCTTTTATTTCGTGGTATGAGTAATTGCAGTAGTTAAAGAAAATTTCTTTTGCTTCGTCATGAATTTCATCAGGTGTTGCGTCATCATCTACTTCGAATACATCCTCAAAATCTCCACCAGCTATTCCCGTTTCAATAATTATTTTGAATTTTCGCATTTCACTACCGCCATTTCGAACGGCCTCCTGATGTTCTGAGGGTGCAGAAATCCCTCCGGTTAAGGATTAAATTTTTAACAGTGCTAAATTTAATTATTCAGTTCTTGATTTTGCCGCCCTGCGTATCCGCGCTTTCGCGTTACGCTCAATCTGAATTAGCTTTTCTATATTTCTCCGCCTTTCCCGTTCCTCCTGGCGCAAGAGCCTTACATCATCTGCCAGTCTGGTTTCTCTTTTCGCCACAGAGAGCATCCAGTCAAATGGCTCCACAACTGCACCGCAGATTTTACAGCGGACCTGACGCTCTTTTTCGTCAACCCGGACAGAGGCGTGATGACAATATGGTCTTTCCGATGGCTCATAAAGAAAATTAACCTGATTACGTGGGTCATCCTCTTTTACCGGAAATAAAACAATATTACTTAACTCATCTTCTGGTTTTATTTCCATGCTCCTCTCCTTTGATGCGAATGCCAGCGGCAATTGAAGCCTGATAGCTAATTTCACTCACAGCACCACCTCCTGAAAATTCCCCTGATAAAACGCCAGCACGCGCTGCATAACTTCGCTCTTCCGGCACTCGCTACAGATTATGTTCTGACGCCTGTCATAACGACGTATTTCTCCGTCTGGTAACGACCAGATAAGGTCCGGATCAACCACAGGTGTTTTTTTCTTCAGCTTTGCCCTTGAGAGTTTTTTGCGGGCGTTTTGCCAGTCCTTACGAGCCTGTTCAGACGGGAATAACCCGTAACCAGAGTTGTATACATCACCACTGGCAACCAGCTCTCTGGCGAGAACGCTCATCAGATATCTTGTCGCACCTGTCTTGGCTTCCAGTTGCCGTAACGTCTCGCGCCCACTCCGGCGTACTAGCTCAACAACCTGCCCTTTAATTTTTTCTCGCTCTTCTTGTGTAAAAACTTTTGCCACAAGCCCTCCTGAAAATTACCTCATGACCTGAAATAAACACTTACCCCCTGAAGCCTGGCGGAATTTCGGTATCCGGTTCAGAAACATGATTCACACAACGCTGGTTGTTCGTGCCGCTTACCGGGAGCAACCAGGGGTTTTCAAAATTCCGGTCCGGTCCAAAAAACGTCGTCGCTCGCTGAACAAATTCCGTTCCCGTTTTCCCGGTAGTCGCCAGGTATCTTGCGTAACGCCTCACGCCATCCAGCATGGCCTCTGGTGGCACCCCCTCGCGTAATCTGGCCTTCCAGGCACTGAAAGCGGATTTCTTCGGGTTTGCTCCGGCACGCAACGGGTATTCCCGCCAGACCTGTTCGAACACATCCGGATAATCCACTCGTCCCACAGGCTGCCCGGTGTTTTCCGGGACTACCTGATCGGCTTCCCGCTGAATGGCGGAATCGGCTTCAGGCTGCTGCAGTTGGTGTGATTGTTCCGGCCTTGCGGTCATCGCCTGCTGCACAGCGCCCGAATCGGCTTCCGGTGTCGTGCCTGCTGGCTGACCAGGATTGACGTTCTGAACATCCCCTGCCTGGTTCGTGGCGATTTTTTCGCCATGAAGCATAGTATTTTTATCCTGCTCCTGTTCTTTCTCCTGTTCCTGTTCTTGGCTTAGAAGCCCCTTTAAAGCCTCTTCGAAGCCCCTTGCTGAATTCCGGCGATTATTCCGCCTCACATCCAGATGGAAATCCGTTTTATATCTGTCGTAAAAGGCTGACAGAAAGGCGTTTTCAGGTAATGATGCATACTCATTCCTGACACCTGCACAACGGTTATCTCCAGGCTTCAACGTTTCCCCAACCTGCCAGGCTGCCATTTCATGGACCCAGACCATCTCGGCATCATGGTCATAGCTACAAAAACCAGCTTCAACAGCCCTTTTAAGCCCCTTCGAAGCCCCTTCCGGACCAAGCCCGGTTTCATGAGCAAGGTACAAAACTGGCAGGTAATACAAACCCAACATATTTGCGTGAGGGGATGTCATCAGGTAAAAAGCAACAACTTGCGCTTCTGCACCCGCCTTTCTAAGTTCTCTCCCCGTTTCTCCCAGCCAGAATCGCGGGGAAACTTTTGCATAATCACGCATGTTCACCTCGTCTGGAGCCAAACCTTCCTCTGGTTATAATCTGTGATTCACTAATCAACAGAACCAGAGGAGGTTCGAAATGGATTTTGCAACTATCACAAGTAGCGTTGTGTTGAGTGCGTGTGTTGCTGGCGTGGTTTCGCTGGTTAATGGTGCCTGGCAACGCAAATCGGAACGAACCATTGAAGCGCAACGCCGGGCTGCTGAAGCCAGAGCAAAAATAAGAGAAATGGCTCTCACCCTCGCATTGAAAGAATGGGAGCTCCACCAAACCATATCGAAGGCAAAGGGGTATGGTGTCAGCGGCCCAGAAGTTTACGTCTTTCGATACTTTCGTATGCTCAACCTGATGGAGGAAGACAAATTCACGATTGAAAATCTCAGACTGATCCAGTACGACTCCATGTGTGCTGTTGCAGCAATTCAGGCAGAGATCGAGCGATATCGGGAGAAAAACGGCCTCCCGATGCCATAAACAATCAGCGTTTTTCATCTTTCCAAATCCTCATATCAGGCTTGCGCCCAATGAACCGACGAAGACAATTTAAAGTCCATCGGGTGAAGTAATCCCTGAAACCAAAGAGATACCAGGTGAACAGATTCACGATAAAATGTCCGGCCAGAGCCCCACCAATACCACAGGCAAGAACAGTAAAAAAATCAGGTAGATTCACAGCCCCCTCCGTCATTGTTAACGCCATCCGTGCTTTTAGTGCATCACCACGGCATTTCCTGCAGGGCCACCACGGTTCATCTGATTGAAACCGGCAATCGCCACTGCGACAAAATCATCAGCGTCTCTCACCAGTCGTTCCCGCGTCTCCACCAGCTCCCGAAAATAGGCTGAACTGTGGCTGCGCATTCGGGCCACCAGCAAAGGTGGCATTGCCTTTTCGATCGCTGGTAACAACGCCTGAATTTTTTCAACAGCATCAGGGGTGTCTTTCTCTACCCAGCGGAAAATTTTCTGTGTATTGCGAGCCAGGGCTTCCGGATGGCTGTCGTCATACAGTTCAGGAAACGTTATACCCAACTCAAAATAAGCCTGGGTTATTCCAGCTGCTGGAACTTTTTCGCCATCAGGACGCGCCCAGGCATTCATCGCCATGCGGATGTGTTCATGCTTGATTTTCATGAATCAAGCTCCTAGAAAGTGGTTGTGTTAACGTTTTGGTATCTTCCAGCTCGGGCCAAATATTCATCCAATCAAAAGGCCTTAGTTGCTGACGTGTAACTTCACCATTACTGGCTCGCTCAATAAGGACACATAACGATGCCCCTAACACTTGACCTTTACTCAATGCCTTTCTTAGATAACCGATGCTGGTACCACACTCGCATGCAAACATACGCTGTTCATCTGACGAAAGAGAATTGAGAAATATTCTTAATTCTTCCATAGCTACTCCTTAGTAAACACAGCAAAGAATACCCACAGGTAAACAAAAGTCAATACCCACAGGTTGTTTACCTTGCAGTAATCGCATCTATTATTTACCTATGGACAAATATGAATTTAGACGACAGCAACTCATCAAAATTCGTGATGAGAAATGCGATGGTAAAGCGGTTAACGTGGCCAGAAAGATCGGGCGCGAGCCTTCTTATGTATCAAGAATGTTGTACCCAGAGGGGAAAAAGGGAAAAAAACGGATCGCTGATGATATGGTGGAGATTATCGAAGAGTCCTTTGGGTTACCCCGGGGATGGATGGATGGTATCGTTTCATCATCAACGAACACAGCCTCCAGTTATGAAACAAGGGTTCTAACGCCACGACAACGTATTTTTTTAGATCTCTTAGACGAACTGCCAGAAAGTGAAGCGGATAACTTATTAAAAACTCTTGAAGAGAAAAAAAAGTATTACAATATGATCTACGAAGAAATCCGTAAAAAGAAAGCACAAAACGCATCATAGCTCACCAAACAACTAGTCACCAGTTAAGACACCGCAAAAAGTTACCCATGGGTACTTACTTTTTAAATACCTATGGGTATCCTTCTTTTCATACCAACCCACCCCGCCCCACAGAATGCAGGGCAATACTTCGAGTTACCAGGCAGTGGTCAGGGGTTAAGTAGCCAGCCCGAGGCGTAAGAACATGACGGCAGGGTTCAACTTTAATAACTATGCAGCAGGTTTTTGTTCCGCTACCCCGGCGTTAAGGGGAAATGAGGTCAGCATGGATACTATCGATCTTGGCAACAACGAATCTCTGGTGTACGGCGTATTTCCAAACCAGGACGGCACGTTCACCGCAATGACGTATACCAAAAGCAAAACGTTTAAAACCGAAAATGGTGCCCGTCGCTGGCTGGAAAGAAACTCAGGTGAGTGATATGGATTTCGACACAATCATGGAAAAGGCTTACGAAGAATACTTCGAAGGCCTTGCCGAAGGCGAAGAAGCTCTCAGCTTCAGTGAGTTTAAACAGGCGCTTTCCAGTTCGGCAAAATCTAACGGCTGATAAGCGAAACAGCACCGCGAGGAATCAGTATGCAGAAACGAGAACCCGTCATCATCGCGCCAGACTATACCGATGATGAACTTTATGAGTGGATGCGCCAGAAAATTAATGCAGCGCAGGATCTGAAATGGGCTAATGAAGCCAGGGCTAAGCAGGCTGAAAATCTGTCCGCTCTGGAGCAGGATATCACCAATCTGGAAAAAGCAGCGGCATTAAGCATTGCCAGAATGATTACATACCCGCGTTAATAGCTAACCAACGAAGCTAAGGTTGGTAATTAAGGAGTTCTCCACGGGTGAGGTGGAGTGCGTGCGCCGGACACGGGTGAGCATCCGGCACTGACAGTTTACTGAAAGGATATTTCCCTGAAAAGTCAGGCCATAACGCGAAAGCGCACGGCGAGGTAGCTGGTTCATAGATAGCCTGTCGTTAAATTTTCGTCGACCGTGCGCTTCCGGTTGTGGCAATCCGCGAAATGGCGCGGCGGTAAGTATGGCGGGGTTATTCCTTCCCCCGTTGAGGACACCGGGTTGTCAGGTTGACCATACGCTTAAGTGACAACCCCGCTGCAACGCCCTCTGTTATCAATTTTCTGGTGACGTTTGGCGGTATCAGTTTTACTCCGTGACTGCTCTGCCGCCCTTTTTAAAGTGAATTTTGTGATGCGGTGAATGCGGCTAAGCGCACGCGGAACAGTTAAAACCAAAAACAGTGTTATGGTTGGATTCTCTGTATCCGGCGTTAATTGTTAACTGGTTAACGTCACCTGGAGGCACCAGGCACCGCATCACAAAACTCATTGTTGAGGGCGCGATAATGAAAACGTTATTACCAAACGTTAATACGTCTGAAGGTTGTTTTGAAATTGGTGTCACTATCAGTAACCCTGTATTTACTGAAGATGCCATTAACAAGAGAAAACACGAACGGGAGTTATTAAATAAAATATGCATTCTTTCAATGCTGGCCCGTTTACGTCCGATACAAAAAGGATGCTGGCAATGAATACAGCATTTGCACTTGTTCTGACAGTTTTTCTTGTTTCCGGAGAGCCAGTTGATATTGCAGTCAGTGTTCACAGGACAATGCAGGAGTGTATGACTGCAGCAACCGAACAGAAAATTCCCGGTAACTGTTACCCGGTCGATAAAGTTATTCACCAGGATAATATCGAAATCCCGGCAGGTCTTTAAAACAGTTCCGTAATAAATATCCGGTTTCATTCTTATATGCCAGCAATGGCAGGGATTTGTTCATCCTTAAATCTGTCATGAGGTTAAAACAAAATGAGTAAAGTCTTTATTTGCGCCGCCATTCCTGACGAACTGGCAACAAGGGAAGAAGGCGCTGTGGCTGTAGCCACAGCTATTGAAGCTGGCGACGAACGCCGTGCTCGAGCAAAATTTCACTGGCAATTCCTGGAACATTATCCGGCTGCTCAGGACTGCGCTTATAAATTTATTATCTGCGAGGATAAACCTGGCATACCCCGCCCTGCCCTCGATTCATGGGATGCTGAATATATGCAGGAAAAACGCTGGGATGAGGATTCTGCTTCTTTTGTCCCGGTTGAGACTGAATCCGATCTGATGAACGTCACTTTTGACAAGCTGGCCCCTGAAGTACAGAACGCTCTCATGGTTAAGTTCGACACATGTGAAAACATCACCGTTGATATGGTTATTAGCGCACAGGAATTGTTGCAGGAAGACATGGCAACATTCAACGGACATATCGTTGAAGCGTTGATGAAAATGCCAGAAGTTAACGCCATGTATCCGGAGCTTAAGCTGCATGCCATCGGGTGGGTTAAGCATAAATGTAAGCCTGGTGCCAAATGGCCCGAAATTCAGGCAGAGATGCGCATCTGGAAAAAACGTCGCGAAGGTGAACGCAAGGAAACCGGAAAATACACGTCTGTTGTTGATCTCGCCCGCGCCAGAGTCAATCAACAGCACACTGAAAATTCAACAGGAAAAATCAGCCTGGTCATTGCTGCCATTCATCGCGAATACAAGCAGACATGGAAAACACTGGATGACGAACTGGCCTACGCTCTCTGGCCTGGTGATGTGGATGCCGGAAACATTGACGGCAGCATCCATCGCTGGGCAAAAAATGAAGTTATCGACAACGACCGCGAAGACTGGAAGCGTATCTCGGCATCAATGCGCAAACAGCCTGATGCCCTTCGCTACGACCGCCAGACTATTTTTGGCCTTGTCCGTGAACGTCCGATCGACATTCACAAAGACCCTGTGGCACTGAACAAATACATTACTGAATACCTGACTACAAAGGGCGTGTTTGAAGATGAAGGAACAAATCAGAGCGCAACTGATACTCTCTCGTCGTCAGTACCAGAAACTGATGCAGTGGAAACGGCAATTCCGGACAACGAAAAAACCGAATGCAAAGTGGAAGTCGAACCATCTGTAGAGCGTGAGGGGCCGTTCTACTTCCTCTTCACCGACAAGGATGGCGAAAAATACGGTCGCGCAAACAAACTTTCTGGTCTGGATAAGGCACTGGCTGCCGGGGCTACTGAAATCACGAAAGAAGAATATTTCGCCCGCAAAAACAGTACATACTCAGGTTCACAACAAAATACTGGTGCATCTGACACGACCGCACAACCAGAGCCGGTAAAAGTTACCGCTGACGAAGTAAACAAAATTATGCAGGCAGCCAATATCAGCCAGCCTGACGCCGATAAGTTGCTTGCTGCCTCTCGCGGAGAATTTGTTGCAGGGATTAGCGACCCGAATGATCCGAAATGGGTTAAGGGGATCCAGACCCGCGATTCTGTAAACCAGAACCAGCATGAATCGGAACGGAACTACCAAAAAGCGGAACAAAACAGCCCAAATGCGTTACAAAACGAGCCAGAAACGAAACAGCCTGAACCAGTGGCGCAACAGGAAGTGGAAAAAGTCTGCACCGCCTGCGGTCAGACCGGCGGCGGCAACTGCCCTGATTGTGGCGCAGTGATGGGCGACGCAACATACCAGGAAACATTCGATGAAGAGTATCAGGTTGAAGTTCAGGAAGATGATCCGGAGAAAATGGAAGGCGCTGAACATCCACACAAGGAGAACACTGGCGGCAATCAGCATCACGATAGCGATAATGAAACTGGCGAGACGGCAGATCACTCAATTAAGGTGAACGGTCATCAAGAAATCACATCCACCAGCAGGACGTGTGACCATCTAATGATCGACCTTGAAACCATGGGAAAAAATCCTGATGCCCCGATCAT